CCATGCGTCTCCTGCAGATCTGTGGTCATGACCAGGCCGCACACTACCAGAATCGAGCTCCGGCCCCGTAGCTGCTTCACGCGCCACCGCCATCCGCTCCGTAATAGTTGTGGAAATTCCAACCTTTTGAGCAGTAGATGCCCCCTGTTTCCGCGCACATCCCGCACCGGCTTCGTCGATGGCGCGTTCCTGCCTACGTCCTGCTGGGCATCTACCTGCTGTATCTGCTGGCCGGCAACATCTTCCTCAACACGCCCCTGTTCGACCAGGTCACCAACCGCAAGCCGCACAAGTTCGTAATGACCACTGGGCCGGCCATTACACTGTTGCCCGGCCACGTGATCGCCTGGAACGTGCACATGCGCGGCCACGTGAACCACACCGTCTACGTGTTGCATGCAGACCGCGCCAGCGCCCGATTGGCGGTGCTGCCCCTGTTCCAGCGCGAGGTGCGGGTGCCAAGGCTGCAGGCCACCGGAGTTTCCGCCGAGATCAGCCGCGTCGAAGAAGCCATCCCTTCACCGCCGCGCAGCGACCAGGGCTGGACCTTGCGTTTCGACGCCATCCACAGCGACAGCATCCGCAGCGCACGCTTCGGCAAGCTGCTGATCATCGGCAAGGGCCAAGGTACCGTGGGGTTCCTGAAGCAGCTGCGTGGCGGCCCATCCGAACTGTTCGATTCCGAGGTCTCCTTCAGCAAGGCAGACACCAGCTATGACGGCGTGCAGCTGTTGGGCGACATGGATCTCACCGCGCGCTTCAGCTATCCGCGCCATTATCGGGACCAGGCGCCCGGCCTGGCCAAGTTGAAGCTGCTGCATGCCCAGCTCGAGGTGGATGCCCGCAGCCAGGGCCTGCGCATGGACACCGATGCCACAACGCCGAAGATATCCAGCGCGCCCGTGCCCGGGCGCCTGCAGCTGGCGCTCCACCTGATCGATAGCCAGCTGCAGCCCGGTGACCACGCGCTGTGGCAGGTGCCGCTCCATCTGGGCGATGGCGCCCCCGAT